TTTGACAACCTCAAACCAGGATGGGTGGCCTGTTAGCATCTGATCAGCCTTTTCAATTGAAACAGCAATGCGACATGACTGCGGCTGTTGGATATTACAATCCACTTCGCCATTGTAATAGCGTGTCTGTTTACCGTCTCCAACGAACATTAGAATAATTTTTTCTTGAGTCATTTTATTCACTCCTAGAACTTCATCTAAGAAGTCCAGATCTTTAAGAATTTGATGCAAATGAAAATCCGAGAGTAGAGAGGGCCAGCATAGCTAACCCCCTCTGACTCAAGGAACTTTTGTGCCTAACCTACTGCGGCACCGTGCATGAACAATACAAAGATATCGTCTTCAGCGGCCCCAGCAGATTCAAGTGCAACACATACACCCTCCGCGATGGCAGTCGTTGTGACATCATTGTAATGGCCATTAGATTCCCACTCTAGGAAATCGCCAGCAGTTGCGCCAGTACCTGCGCGAACGATACCAATATGGGCACCCTTGAAAGATCCCCATTTTCCACGGCCACCGTTGCCAGTAAGTGTAGAAGCGAAGAGTTCCAGTGGACCTACATTGCTATTGTCGCCGGCGCCATTTGATTTGATCAGACCGTCGACAGTCCATTTTCCGGAGTCGCCGTTTGCAAGAGTTGTGCTTGCTTTAATTGGAAAGGCTCCACCATACAGAGGAGCTCCATTGAAGCTAATCAGATATCTGATGATATCATCATATTGCACATATTCCGTGGCATTGACATTGCTACAATAGAACCGAATACCTTCAATCCTATCAAGTGGGATACCAAACTCAGAAAGAGCGTGCTCTTCCCACTGATGTACAGTTGTGACAGTTGCACCAATGTTGACCAGGGTAGAAACCTGTCCGCCATCATATACAAGAGCCATCTGCATTTCGCCAGCGGTTCCAAAGTCACCTGAGGACGCTGTGCTATTCCAGAAGCCAATGTAAGCTGTGTCACTCCAATCCTGAAAGCGGAAGCCAGTTCCACCAACAGGCTCTTTTTGACAGTAAGCAGATTCATTGATCAGCTTCGTCTCAACATACTGCGAACCGTCGCAAGCGGCTGTGGCCACGAGCTTCATGCAGTTCGTCCCAACGCGCTTTCCAGCGGCAGCACTTGCGGCAATATCAAATGTACCTGAATCACTCTCAGTGTAATCCGCGGCAGTCTCACAGTCATTCACCTGAACAATGTGATTGACACCCGCAGCCAGCATAATTCTCTTCAGAAGAGCACCAAAGGATAAATCCTGATCTGCTTCATTGTAGAGAGCTGGAACTCCAAGATGAGCTAAGGCAGCAATCCCGGGACCGGGACGATTGACTTTGGCATCACTAATTAAATCACTCATTTTTGTTTCTCCTTTGGCCCTGCGATTCCCTTCACTTAATTGATCCGAGCCCGCAGGGCAAATTTATTGAACAGTTCTATCGGGTTAGTGAATATCCGAGTCCAACTGTTGCTTCATTGTCACCAGGGACTTGAACACGGGTAAAGGCGACGCGCTGTGAAGCGACGGCGACTGTCTGTTGTGTCTCAATATCTCTGTCTGTCTCAACTTTCAGCCCAGAAGGTTTCTGTGCTGTCCAGTGAGCTTTTGTGTTGGCATAAAGGATAATGGTGTCGGTGGTTGTGACGCCATCATATATACCAGCGGTCGTGAGATCTTCACGAATGAACTCTGAGGGAACAACAGGAGATCCATCCAGCATAGCCAAAGTTCCAGCCTTTGCTGTAAATCCAGTGCCCCACTTTTCAGCAGTTTCAACTTCGTCGATACTCAACATCTGTACAAAGCCACTGACACCGGGGATCCAAGCATTGTTCTCAGCTTTGGCTCCGTAAATACCCATCTTCTTACGGATAGCTCGCATATTAGCAAGACTCAATGTCGAGATATCTACTGCGGCATTACCAGAAGAACCACCAGAGAATTTCCGTAATCCATCCCACGATTTACGAATATCATTTGCGGCTGTGACATCACTATCGAAGTGAGTAGAGTCAGTAATGTCGCCATTGATGACAGCGTTTTCCATTGCGTCTGCAATAGCAGCAACGAGTTCAGCTCTCACGAGAGGCATCATTGCTACAAGTGAATCTTCATCGAGGTCATCACTGAATAGCATACGAAGTCCGTGAGTTACTGCCGTGAAGACCTTTTTGGCAGTTCCAGAAGTCACAGCGGGGATCTTAGAAGCAGAATCAGTCTGCGGCTCACCAATGATATAGGCGCCTTTGCGACCTAATACATTTGGAACTTCCCAGGCACCAGATTTCGCTGGCATCGTAATGTTTGGAAACAATCCAGCAACACGAAGGGCCAAACGAACGTCATCAATCAACTGTGCTGACAAACCTGTTGGCACATATTCAGCACCGGCGCCATCATTTGCGGCGGCGAGTGCTTTAGATAGTTCAGAGTTCCGTCCCAGTTCGTACTGGAACATCTTGAAAGTATCCATTTCAGTTGCGATTTTGGTGTACGATACAGCTTCACCAGGGTTCTTTGAAGCGATTGTCATCGCTTTGTGCATTGCAAACAGATAAATGGCGTCATTCATTGCCATAACCTGTGAGTCTAGCTCGTAACCCTTGCCGTCGTGTACCATTGAGCCAACACGATGATCATAATCAACGTGGGGGCGATACAATGCGCGCTCAACAGAATCACCGTAACCCCACATAGAGCGAAGCGTTGGCTGGTTGATTGCAACGTCAAAAATGCTGGCGTTCTTTTGCTGTTCCTCTTCACTCAGCTGGCCGAGTGTAGTGGTTGTGAGAGTTTGGAACTCTTCTTGCTTGGCTTGCATGGTGCGAAGCTCATCGCTCATTTTTTCCATTTTGGTTCTCTGATCTGAAGAACCCTGTACAACCTCAGAAAGGACGCTTTTCATCTCAACTACTACCGCCAAGATGTCGTCTTTGCCTTCAAACTGAGGAGTTACTACTTTTGGTTCAGGCATTTCGCCCTCCTTCAAGTTGTGTTTTTGTTTCTTTTAACGAATTGAGAAGACCCGTCATAGCGTCTTTCACCTCAGTTACGTCCTTATCTATATCATCCGATTTCTCGGCTGGTATCTCTGTTTCTACTTCAGCAGGATCTTCTTCTGGTGGAGCGATCATTGACTCAAGAATAGATTTGACTACTCCGAGTTCAGCTTGCACACTCTTCAGAAGAGTTTTGAGTTCTGGTTCAGTGTCTTCTTCCTGCGTCCTTGCAGTATATCCTCGGGCTACATATGATTCCTCGATCATATCATCAAAGCGACTGATATCATCTGCGCCGTACTGCTTTTCAAAGCAATCACGCAATTCAACGAAATCTCGCTTCGCTAAGGCACTTGGCAATGCTGGGATCGGTACGACGCTGAATTCTAAGAGCTTCCATTTGTTGAAAGTGACGCCTGTCTGCTTTGGCAGGACAGGATCATTTGATATTTCAATAGGACGGAACCCTATAGACCCAGCATTCAAGAAGCCCGCTTTGACCTTTTTAGCAATCATCTCCGCGAATTCATCACCGGACTCTTCATCAAACATGATGTCAGCCTCGACCTGCGTCTTTGAAATACGCAATGTCTCCATCATAATTTTGCCGATTGGTATATTTCCCTGCTTGCTTCCCCACCCATGCCCAAACAGAACAATAGGGTTGCTCTTAAATTCTTTTACATCAATGCCTTCTGGCATGACCACTTCACCGTACCTGTCAACTTCTTTCCTGGTCAGTATGAAGCGAACACTACCATCGGCGTTCTTTTTTACTACTTCTGCGCTTTCTAAGCGACGTGGTTTTGCTTCAGGCATGGTGACTCCTAAGTCTTTTTCTTCTTTTTTACCTTATAAGGTATTTCATAACAGCGTTCATTGGGGCTAGATGGGAAGTCAGGACTGAAGCCGTCTGTGTAACCAACGTATCCTTCGCCTAATTTAGCAGTAACGCCATCCAAATGTCTGTGCGAATCACGCACATTCTTGTCTCTCTGAGTGACCCACATGCGTTCTTCCACGCGAGGGCTCTGTATCATAGCCTCTTGTCGGCCTTTATTGCTTGCGCCAACTGTCTCTGTCCTAGCAATCCGCTCAGCCCGCATAGCATTATTATTCAGAAAATACTTTTCTAGCTTTAAGGCAAGCTCCTGCACTGTGAGCTCTTCTGCGATACCCTTTGCCACAATATTGTTGACGGCTTCCTTAGTTGTGTCATTTACTAAGGCCGCGTATTCATGTGACCGAGTCTTTACAAATTTGACAGCACGAACATCTTCAGCATTGAAAACTTCATCCAGTTGCTCTGCGAGCTCCTTGCCTGCCGCTACTAATGAAGCAGAAATAGCAGGCTGACCAGTCTCTTCAAAAGTCTTAACCCACTCATTGTAGTCAAAGTTGACGCCGCTGGCTGTATATTTGTATTCAGACCCTACAGGATTCTCTGAAATAGTGATCCCCATAAGCTCAACAGCGCGTTCTAGGCTATACTGCTTATTCTTTCTCGCATTTGCGACTACTTCTTTGGCCTGTGCATCTAATAATTTCTTTAATTCTTTAGCGAAATCTTTAGCGATCCCGAGCTCAACGCGCTGTATTGAAGAGGCGCCTATTGCTTTCCAAACATTCGTCTCGCCATCTAACTTCTTCTGGCGTAGGTCACTCATGTCAAGTCTATCATCTGGCACCAGAACCGAGATCATATCACCCATACCTTTTAGACGCGACAAAAGACCTTTTTCTGGTTTTTTGGCATCATCTACAGCAACACCAGCATCGTCAATAGGTATTAATCCGGCTGGCACATATTTCAGATCCATAGCGGGATTGTTGTCAGCCTTGAGGCCTAACACGTTCACCCTAATTTCATTTGGACTTACTGCACCCTTATCAAATCCAGTTGCAAACCTAGTGCCTAAGGCAGTCAGGTCAGGCTGTAATGCTGAGACACCTTTAAGCTCGAATCTGAACCTCAAGTCTGGCAGGTTCGTTACCATAGGCAAGAAGAACTCTGTCATTAACTGCTGGATCTTTACGAGCATCGGTTTTATCGTTTCCCAAAGGAGACGATACTGAACATCAGCATTGGACAGCACAGACGCATCTCTGAAATCCATAAAGAAGATAGGCGGTACGCCATATACCTCTCTAATCTTGCTCTGCGTGTACAGGCGCTGATCCATAAATTGCATTTTCGTATTATCTAGCGCCATCTGTTGCCAGGATAATCCACCAGTCAGGAACATGATCTTGCCGTACTTGTCAGGGCCGGAGTAGGTGTCCCTGACATATTTCTGCATTCTGTTCCATTCACCCTCTCCCATTTCTTCCTTTGTGGAAAGAATACCAGAAGGAGTTACACCCTTTTCAAATGTGCGCTTGGAAGATGTCTGTGCATACAAATCTAAAATGATATCATTCATTGCGGCATTCATAGGACTTAAGCCGCGAATAGGATCTGAAGGGTTCCAATATTTAATAAAGAACATATCTTCCGGCTGAATGTGAAGCACTTTGCCGTCTTTGGTGAAATCGTAATGCTTGACCTTGAACTCGTTGTCAGCTATAATGTCTATGAATGGTGGTGGTATCGGATACATTTCTGTGACAAAGCCGCCCCCATTGCGATTAAGGATCCAGAAGGTTTCGCCTAGTGTTTCAAGATATCCAATAGTGCTTTGCCAGAAGTCAAATGATGTCTGTAGTGTATTATATTTCTTAAACAGTATAAGATCAGGCCTGTCTGAAACATCAATCCACTCGTCACCTTGCTTCTGCTCAATCACAATCGGCAGTTCAGCAACCTTGTCCGACTTGACTTCGACGGCGCGGTTGACTGTGCTCACTGTTTCATATATACTAAGAAAACTCTCAGCATTAGGATCAGGATTAGATGAACCAAAAATGGAAGGCTTGTCCATGTACTGATCAAGATCCTTCGTGATGGTGTTAGGTGGTGTTGATACGCCCTGTGCGGCGTGTATGTTCTTTACTACATCAGAGAGGAAAGGCATGTGCGACACTGAAGCAAATAGAAAGAATTACCATTAGCGTGAATCCTGGCATGAAGATAGTTCCGTGCCAATAGAGAAACTTGACTGCGGGGCTATCCACCTTTGACATTTGCTCTTTTGTCGTCTGGGTAGCGAAATAGAATGATATAAAGCCAAATAAAACATAAATTCCTATCATTATTGACGTCATCAATATAATGTAAGTTGCCATCTTATAAAACCCTTTTCTTAATTAAGCAGTGAACGCCCGAATACGACCTGCACCACCATGGAAATATCCATAGAACGCCATTATACAAGCGTCTGCCTCATCTGGACTCCTGCCTCTGTTCCTTGATTTCCACTCGTCTTTAGGCTCTATGTACCACACCAGAGCCTCCTTGTTACGCTGACCCCACATATATTTCCGCTCACCGAGCTCATGCTCTAGCTCTGTTGTCAAGTTCATTGCGACGGGCAACCACTCTGGAATCTGATTTGATAATAGTAGCGTCATCCTATACCATGCCTCAGAGTTCTTGTTGAGTAGCACCACCTCTTTTCGTTCATGTATCTTCTTAGCCTTCTCACCTCCTTTGAACGGAAGGATGCCTAGAAAACCTGTTTCCTTGTCCCACTCCTCATAAATGGATTTGACGTGGCTCCCCTCCCCAACAGCATCTACAGTCAGCTGAACAACCACAGGTTCAACAATGCAGTTATTGGTCCTCTCATAATCCCTGTTGTATGCTTCAGCTTTATCTCTCTCTGATAACATGCGAGACCAGACCCGCGACATGCTTGCTTGGTGTCCGCTGTGCCACTTATCTAGCTGGTCATACCGCAGTCCATACTTGCCTACCTTAACAACTCCCAGAACATTGTTATCATCCCCATCGCCAGCGACATCCCAACCGAACGATATCTTGATTATCTGTCCTATGTCAAATGACGAATCTAGATAATTCTCGTGTGCCTGCAAGAGCCCTAGCTTCTTTATTGCACTGGTTTCATCATTCTCGGGCCACTCAGCATAGACACGCGATTTCACGATCGCGCTGTTCCTGCCGTATGTCTCCTCTAACTCCGCGGCGCCTTCAGGGCTTATCAGGTTCACAAACTTGCTGGGATCCTCTAAATATTCAGGACTACTCCATAAGTCAGGTCCTTTAATGACGATCAAGTTACCCTTCTCTAATGACACGCGCTTGCCTTCGCGCTCCATTTGATAGACTTCACTTGATTCGGTCGTTGTTGGATTGTACAGCACAAGCATATGACGACCATCAGCCATCATAGACCCTTCCATTGCTTTCCAGATAGCCGGCGGCGTTAGGATCGCCTCATCAACAACGAACAACACATGACGCGCATGGTGCCCCTGAAAGGCGGGAGCTTCATCGCCTTCTATCTTAGGATTATTCCCTAGGGCGAACCATTCGGGAGATCCATCTGGATCAGGCTGGAAATCTGTTGTGTTCATATGTGCACCACCAAACCGAT